CTGTTTTTATCGACACGTGTCAGTTTTACATCTCACACGTGTGAGTTTTCCGACTGACACGTGTCAGTTTTCCTCGTCCTCCTTTGGCGGTTCTCCCACGGTGTAGTTACCAGGCTTCAGCTGCTGGGCAGCGTCGCTCTTGGCGATGAGTGCTTTCAGCGTCATCAGGTTGGCACTGGCCATCGGCTCGTCGCCATTCTCCACTGCCGGCATGTCGAAGTCGCGGCGTGCCTCGTTGATGGTGCAGAGTCCCGACTGCATCTTCAGCTGTGCCACCTTCGCACGGCGTTCGGGGTCCATCACCATCAGAGGGTCTTCACAGATGTGGATGCGGCGCACACCGTAGTCCTTAAAGCCGATGAGCTTGCGGGCAATCTCCTTCTCGTTGCCGTTTTTCTGCGGCAGGATGGTACGGCTGTGGAACTCCATTGTGGCGTTCTGGTAGTCGTTGTAGTGCGAGTTGGTGTCAAGCATCACCAGCGGACGCGGTGTACCGAAGAACCTTGCCGCGTCGTCGTTCGTGCCGCCCAGTTGCTCGAACATCTGCATGTCCTGACTGGTCATGGAGAGATTCTGGAACGACTCAAGGCCGTGCATTGATACGATGTCCTGACCCGTGTAGAACATCTTCTGCATCTCCTGCGCCGTCTTCTGCACCTCGCCAGGGTTCAGCAGTCCAGCGGCCAGTGTACTTGCAACCTGCGCCGGTTGCTTCTCCGAGATGATACCCTTGATGCGCCCACCCTTTGCCGCAGTCTCTAACGACTGCTGCTTGATGGTGCGGTTCAGAGCCAGTGTCTCGTTGGCGTACTGAAGCGTCGGGATGCCCCAGCCATTGGGATAGCGGAAGGTGTTGGGGAAGTGCATCACCTCGGAGGCCGGCACGTTCTCCTTCGTCATGTAGCCTTTGTCGGTCAGATACACGATACTGGCGTAGGTGGCATTGTTGATGTTATACCCGCACTCCTTTACGAGCCACAACTGAGATGGGAACCCGAACTCGTCGCGCTCGATATAGATGAAGGCGTTGCCGTAGAGCAGGCGGTTGATCTCCACCAACCGCCACATGTCGGCAGCGGTCATGATAGGGTTCGGCTCTTCCTGCAACAGATAGTTGATGCGCTTTCCAAGTCCGCGCATGTCTTGCACGAAGTTACCACCCTCAAAGTCTTTCTTCTGGTATTGCACCGGCATCACCGACATGACATCCGAGCGCAGGCGCACAGCCTGATATACCACCGCCACGAGCAAAGCCTGCTGCGGCGACCGCGTGTAGGCAATGCGCTCCATGTAGTCGGCACCCGTCGGCTTCTGCGGTTCGGGCGGCATGGTCGATGAGGGAACGCCTGGGGTCTCGGCCTCTCGCTTCCTCGCTGAGCGGAATATGGTTTCAAAAATTCTATTCATAGTTATCTCGTTTTTCTTATCGGGCGGTTTGTCGTTACGGGTTTACCATTGATGCAGGAGTGGCACGATAGAATCGTGCCTGCAACGAACGAAGGCACGGTGGCCTATTGGACCACCTCGGTCGCCGTTATCTGGATGGTGTTGTCCTGGTAGTCGCGGTGCATGCTCTGGATCTGATACGTCACCCCATCGTGCTCCAGCCGCGAGTCGCGACTGATGACCGTGTTGTAGCGCATGCGGATCATCACCGTGTCCATCGCGTCGAGCGATGATTCTGCCAGTCGCTTCGCGCCCTTCTGCCACGTTACGTCGGCCCACACCGTGGCGGCTTCGGCGTAGCGTGTCGTCGCGCCGAAGTCGCCCTGCGTGGGTTGTACCTTGTTCAGGATTTTCACGCGGTTCTTCAGAAGTCCTGAGCTGTATGCCATAGCGCGTTATTCCTTGGTTTGGAACAGAGCCTCGTAGGGAGCCCAGTCGATGGCGTCTTTCTCGGCATAGCCGGCAGTGAGGCACTGCTGCCGCCAGAGCGAGCACGCATCGTTGAATGCTTTCAGCTCGGCAGCGACGCTGAATGTCTTGTAGATGGGCGTTCCGTCCTGCTGCTCGCCAATCTTCAATGTGGCGGGTATAGCCGCCTGTGAGAAGTTCAACTGGTTCTCCTCGGACAGCCACACAGGATTGCCATCGTAGGTGAAGCCGCTGACGATTGCCTCCTTTACGCGCTGGTTGATGTCGCCGATGATGGCTTCCTTCACGTCGGCCAGCGTCAGGGCGGATGCCTGCTTCTTGTAGATGACCACTTCCCGCCATTCTGCCATGTCGGTGCCTTCCACGGCTTTGAAGCCGTAACTGATTACGATGCGCGAAGCATCCTGCTTGATGGGGGCGTATGCACCC